GACTTGCTAAATTATATGCTTAAATATAAAATCCCTCAGATTGTTACGTTGACCCTTACGTTGACCCACCCTATGTCTGTACGAGGATAAACTAAAAAAAGACCGCTGAATCAGCGATCTTTTTTTAGTTGCGGAGGCCTGATCCTTATATGTAAATTCTAATTATTTAGCATGCTTGAATATTAACCAAATACGCTTTTCAATTCAGTTACTATAATAGGTTATTTGTCCGAATTTTGTCCGAGGATAATGAAAGTAATTTGTTTATTTACTGTGTCTTACCTATTACTTTTTCAATATCTTCCAATTTATTCAGTAAAATAGATTCCAAATTGGAAATAGCGGTGGTCTGCATGAAAGCCCCCAAAAGTTCGGGGTGATTCTCCGCATAAGATTCGCCTAATTTGTCGTTGATAATCTTGATTGCAGAAGTCATGTAGAAAGTTGTTTCTTTTAAGGACTGCTCCATAAGTTCTGAATGTGATAATTTTTCCATATTAATATTTACTGATTATATATTCTATTTCTCCAAATCTGATCCGCTTGCATCGGCACATATTACATTGCCTTCCTTGTGGGCATTGGCTTTTTTAATAGTAGAAAGTTCGTTTTTAATAATATTAATAAGTTCCTGATTTTGATTTATTAATTCTAATTCTTTTTGGTCATGTATCTTTCTTTCTTCGAAAATCATTTTCAGAAAAGATGCAGGTATCATTTCGTGTAAATCTTCTTTAGTACTATTAATATCAGTTACTAAACTATTAGCATTTATGCTAATATCTTCCTGCGCTTTTTTTATAAATGTATCAGGTATAGGTCTGATTCCTTTTTCTATTTGTGAAATAAAACCTTGGCTGCAATTGAAATAATTAGCAGCAGCTACTTGAGATAACTTATTATCTTTTCTAAATGATTTAAAATCAGGCATATTGTAATAATATTAGCAAAATATTGTAATAATATTAGCTATTTATTTGGGTTTTGCTAATATTATTGCTTATATTTGCAACGTGTTAATAAATTCACGTAGCTAAGTTAGTTAAACCAGGCTTTAAATCAATAGAAAACTTTAATAATTTATTAATTATGGTATTTACAGACTATATGAAGAGCTTGCCTAATCAGCAGCAAGAGACTATCAAGAAGTTGGCAGAAATCACGTGCTCCACTCCGGCGGCAGTGTATCGTTGGATAAATGGGGTTAATCCACCAACTCCCATTAAGCAAAAGATTATAGCCGAATATCTTGGCATGAGTGTAGAAGAACTTTTCCCTTCTAAAAATGAATCCAATAACTAATATCGAGTTCTATAACACTCCTGAAGGAGATGTCATGATGAAAGAATTTGGGCAACCGGCAATTGTACTCAAGGATACTGATAGAGCAACCCTTGAGTATATGCTTTCCGTTATCAGGGACCGATATCCGAAAGCTCATACCCGGTTGATGAAGATTTATTCTGCCAGCACAATGAATAGGTGGCATTATGAGTTCCGGGTGGTTCATCGTTTCATCCGTTGCAATTTTGGGGAATATGACCAATATAATCTCGATATAAATAAAGACGGTCAGTTTGTATTCGAGGAAGTGAAATGTCCGCTGCGAGGTGAATGTGAAGATGAGGATGTGATTTGTCGTCCGGAACTTGATACTCGGCTTACTGAGCGTGAAATGGATGTATTCCGCTTGATTGCTTCCAACTGCCAAACGGATGACATTGCTGCAGAACTGCATATTTCTCCTTGTACGGTGAATCGTCACAGGGAGAATATAAAAGCAAAAATTAAGGTACGTAATGTAGGTGAGATGATTTCTTACTGGCATCAGAACCAAATGAAATAAGTTCGCCGTGAGGCGCGCCATGTGTGATTATTGTCATGATAACATTACTATGAATAGGCTGTTGGCAGTCTGTGAAGATAGCCCGGCCGAAATCCCGTACTACGTCCGAATGGTAGCGGATAATATGTGACATATAGGTGCGATTGGGGTTCGATTCCCCTATACGGGACACATTTATTAACCAATAAAACTGAAGATTATGACAACAGGAAAAACAGACAGAGGCTATGCCTCAATTTCCACTCCGGACGGTAAATTCAGAATGTGGCTGAATAAACCGACGGCTTCCGGAAAGATAATCTGCTCTTGTGGATTTTCTTTGAAGCAGAAACTGCCATTTGTAGATGCCATCAGCACATTAGGTTATGTGCAGGCAGATGAAGTCCGGCTGATAGACGAGGATTACAGTACATTGATTTTAATTTGTGTTCAATCCTCTGACGGAGTATTTGAGCGATTGATAGAGGATATTCCGGAATTGATGGAGCAATATCTTGTAGGCCATGATGACTATGGATTGTGAGTTGAATGTTGAAGTCATCGAGGCATTGGAAGCGGAGATAAGAAATAAAAAGCTTCCCTTACATGTACAGAAAGGAATCATGTTTCGGGAATCTGAGAGTGACACTCTGATGATGCCTGTACAGATAGACTATCCGGATGATTTTGATTTGAATGAAACTCTTTGTGAGGTGATAAACAAAACTTATAACTTAAAATAGATAATCATGTACTTCTTTATAGATAATATTAAGACTTATGCCAGTGTCAATAAGAAAGGAAGGGAATTACAGCTATTTGTACGACAGTTCGACCGGCATCTGATTGCTGATAAATGTTCGTTGGATGCACTGAAATGTGACATCGAGCACCAGATAAAAATAATGAATGAGAAATATCCTCGTAGCCGCCCTGTGCTGCTGGATGTGTTTAATAGTGGAAAAGATGGACAATGGACCATTCTTGTAGAGAATGATAGCGATAGCATTGTCTGCATTATATCTTATAAGAAGGTATTAGGCTATTATGCCATAGGAAGTAAAATACGTGAATTTACAAAAATAGGCTGATGTTCTATGGTTACTAAAACAACATTCAAAAAGAAGTTTCCGGATGTTAAAGTCCAAAAGTTGCAAACCGAAGTGGTATTTAGCAGAAAGCGTGTAGAAAATACTGTTTTACAAATGTGCGGAATGATGGGGGTAGGATTGCTTTATTACAGTTATTCCAATAAATGGATAACAGTCTATACTTCCGAGAAAATGAAAAAGGCACTGGATTCAATGAAACCGGGAGCTGAAGTATTCCATGAACATTATGGAGTATATGGCAAGGTCATTAGCGAAGAACCTTTCATTATCTGTGGGGAACTGTGTATTCGGGTTGATTTCGGAGGAATGCTGGAAAGTGGAGTATACAGTTGTACATGTTTTGTAATATGACGATATGAGTAAGGACTATGAGAATACATTATTTCTACAAAAAAGATTACCGTAAAGGTTTCTATGACCTTACGATTGTTGCCTGGTTGGAAGAAAAAACAATATCCAGGCAAGGAGATGCCAGGTTGAGTTTTAAAGAACTGGAACGCCTTGATATTTTTATTTCCAAAAGTCCGGACTTTCAGGCCCATAGAATCAACCATAGCTTTGGAAAGAATAGTTGTATAGGACATTCTGCTTATACTCGTAAAAAACTGGTAGAGGATATGGGAAAATGGGGACTTAAGCCTATTGACAGGCGGAACTATGAAAGATTCCGGAAAGTAGCCCTTGCGCTTTACTATGAACAATCCTTGATTGATTTCTCGTCTTTCAAAGGGAAGCAGACATATACTATCCGTACAATAATTGGAGATTGACGTATGATATTAAATAAGAAAGGAATAAAAGATATGGATGATTACCATATAACAAAATAAATAATAGTATGGCATGCAATTGTAGAGAACAGATAACGAAAATGATTCGTGAGCAATTAGGTGATCCATTGGCAAATATTCGTGGTGTGATATGTTTTGGCAAGGATGGTGTTGTCCAGTTCAAGCCGACGGTTGCTATCACGTATCGGAAAAAGAAAAAAGATGGTAGCCTTTGTAAAACACAAAGTGAGATGGAACTTTCATACGAATATTGCCCGTTTTGCGGACATAAATTTGAAGAAGATAAAAAAAATAAAAAGGAGAATAAACAATGAGAAAAGGTCAGAAAGTACGTCTGCTTGCAGACAATACGATCGGCACTATTGCCGACAGTACATTCTTTAAGTTGAATGGTCAGAAACATATCCGTTATCTGGTGGTAACCAGAAAGAATAAACAAGGTTGCTGGTATCCGGCTGATAAGTTGGGCGATGTGAAGGCACTCGTAAATGCAACAATACGGAATGAGGATAACAAGCAGGAGATGTATGTGAGGGTGTGTTATGATTATGAGAAAAAAGAAGTTACTGTTAACATGACGGGGAAACCGGAGAACCTGAAGGAACATACAGGTCTGCACGTGGGAGTAGCAACCTGCTTGATAGGTGGGATTAAAGGGCAGTATTAGTTTGTCCTTCCGCCTTTCCCTATAGTTTAATTTCTTTGCCCCAAACTTCTCATTATGATTACTGCTACTCAGATTTACGCTGTTACCCGCGACGGATTGGACATCATCCTGTATTATTATCCGCAGGCGGAAGAGTGTGTTGATGATAAGAAATATAAGAAAAAATTCAAACGCAGGCTGGACGAGGATGATGCGTCCGCCTGCATCCGTAAGTTTAAGGAGTGTTACAAGGTGACCGATTTCGGAGATACCGGTACAGCCATGAGTCCGATAGACATCTGTATGTACGAGGAGAATCTGCGCTTTCCGGAGGCCATTGCCAGGCTTGCCGCCCGGTATAATGTAACGGATGAGTTGAACAGGTCTGTTAACAAGCCTGATATACGGAAGCGTCCGGCCACTGCTGAAGAAAAGGAAGGCGCCCAGTTCTTTGAACTTGAGGAGAGGTTTACGGATGAACAGCTTCGTGTGCTTGGTCCGCGTGTGAAGCAGGAACATGTGGATGCGCTGCACTGGTACGTGGCCAAATCCTTTTCTTATGTCCGTAACAGGGAAGTGACTACCAAGTACACGACACCCACCTATCCGATTTTCATGCGTGAATGCGTGATAACGGATAAGGACGGCAATATTACCAAGTTCTATAAGAAGTATGAACCGTTGAATCCGGATAAGCAATGGCGGTTCAGCTATACTCCTGAAGGGGTCAAGCCCAAGCTATATATCAACGGGTTCTATGAGCTTCAGAAGGCATTCCGGGATTTCAATGCCCAGGAAGAGAAACTGTTCTTCCAGGACCCTAAGAATAAGGATGCCCAATATAAAGATAAGAAGCTGCCGGAAGCATTTATCTGTTCAGGTGAACGTGATGCTTTGTGCGTCCGTGCTTTCGGCTGTCATCCGCTATGGTTCAATTCGGAGACTTATAGAGTTTCTCCGGAAGAGATAAAGGAAATTTATAAATACGTGGAGGTGATTTATAACATTCCCGATATTGACTCTACCGGTGTACGGAAAGGAACGGAACTTGCATTGCGCTTCCTCGATATTCATACGGTGTGGTTGCCTTCCTGGTTGTCCGATTATCGTGACAACCGGGGCAAACCCCGCAAGGATTTTCGTGACTTTGTGGGATTGCGACCACATAATGAAGATTTTCGCAATCTGCTTACATTGGCGATGCCTGCACGTTTTTGGACGAAGAACTGGAGCGAGCGCAGCAAGAAGGAATCTTATGATATTAATACGGCTTATCTGCATTATTTCCTTACCTTGAACGGTTTCTATACCTTGAAAGATGAGACTACGGACGATGTGAGGTACATCAGGATGAACGACTGTATCGTAAGGCAGGTGAATGCGAAGGATATTTCCGCATTCCTGAAGGGCTTTACGATAGAACGCTTCCTTCCGGTGGATATTCGTAATCTTATTCTGAACTCGCCTCGTACCGGAGAATCCTCGCTGTCCCAGTTGGATGAGATAATGCTGGACTTTACGAATTATACTTCTGAGAGCCAGTTCTTGTTCTTCAGCCATGTGACATGGGAGATAACCAAGAATGGGATAACCGAGTACAAGGGGACGATTCCCCAAAAACGGTGTGTATGGGAGAACAAGGTGATACAGCACAGGGTGAGCATCCTTCCGCCCATGTTCCGGTATACCCATTCGCTCGATGCGGAGGGACGTGATGTGTTCGGGGTGGATGTATTGGAACATAAGAGCTGTTTCTTCAGCTATCTTATTAATACAAGCCGGGTACATTGGCGTAAGGAACTGGAGACTTCCTGGGAGAATAAAGGGGTGACAGAGGCCGATAGATACCGGCATGAACATAAGTTTGATATTGCCGGGCCGCTGCTGTCGTCTGAAGAGATTCAGGAACAGAAGTTGAATCTGTTGAATAAGATATATGCCATTGGTTATAATCTTCACAGATACAAGTCCCCCTCACGTGCGTGGGCGCTTTATGCAATGGATAATAAAATAGGTGAGGATGGCGAATGCAATGGCCGTAGCGGCAAGTCTTTTCTTTTTAAATGCTTCAGGTTTTTCATGCGGACGGTTAATCTTTCCGGACGAAATCCGAAGCTGCTGGATAATCCGCATGTATTTGACCAGGTGGATAAACATTCGGATTTCGTTCTGGTTGACGACTGTGACAGATACCTGCCGGTATCTCAGTTCTATGATAATATAACCAGCGGTATGACCGTTAACCCCAAGAATAACAAATCCTTTTTTATAGAGTTCGAGGAATCGCCGAAATTTGGCTTTACGACAAACTACGTGCCCCGTGATTTCGACCCTTCAACCAATGCCCGGTTGTTGTATATGGTATTCTCCGATTATTATCATGAAAAGACTGCGGAGAATGACTATTTGGAAACCCGTTCTATCCGTGATGATTTTGGCCGTAACCTTATGACAAATGACTACACGGAAGAGGACTGGAACCAGGACCTTAATTTCTTCGCTCAGTGCTTGCAGTTCTATCTGGCCATGGCCGATAAGGGGATTAAGATACAACCGCCCATGGAGAATATTATTAAGCGTAAGTATAAAGCGGATATGGGGGCCAGCTTTGAGGATTGGGCTTATGGCTACTTTGCGGAAGAAGGAGAGCATGTGAACCAGTTTATCCAACGCGATATCGCGTATGATGATTTTGTCGCATTCGCCAAGGTTCCCAAATCCTATTGGACAATGCAGCGTTTTACCAAGGCACTGAAAGGCTTTGCAAATCTCTGCCCCTACATTGAGGTCTTGAATCCGGAGGAGCTGCTGAATGCCTCCGGACGACTGCTGCGAAAAGTGGAAGGGCAGACCAAAGAGATGATTTTTTTACGTACCATTCCGAAAGGAAGTGAATCCGCTACATTCATACCTGATATAGATAGTAATGGAAACATCCCGTTCTGATTTGATATGCCGTTATGAAACCTATCTTCCGGTCATGATGCGGGTAACCGGATTTTATGAGTATGCCCGGCAGGTTTATGATTATCTGGAGCTGATGAAGCCCGGTAGTGTATTGAACTTGCAGGCCTCACAGGAAGAACATCTGAAATGGCTGCTTGTTACAGTCGGTGCGTTTCTTGCAGCTTCAGAACATTGGATGGATTTTGAAACGAATGATGATTACACCAAGTTGCGGCGTAAACCGCTTGCTGACAATTTTCGCAGGCTCATGCGTAGGATGTAAGACCGTATGGGTGGTATTTGGAAAGCTCCGGACACATTTTGTCCGGAGCTTTTACTTTTTTAAGGCAAAGGCGCCGTTCTCTTGCCCTTTGGGTTTTCCACACCTTTCCCTTATTTACTACTAAATATTCGTAACTCTGTAACCTCTGTTTGAAAAGTGAGATAAAACATTATAAAATAGAAAGATAATAGGGTTACAAAACTGTCACAAACTTTGGTTACAAAAAAAGGCGGTTTGTAACTCTGACGTTTATAGGTCGGTTTTCTGCATAAGGTAACAAAGTGATTTGGAACAAAAAAGTTGTAACGGATTATTGTTACTTGTATATGTGCTTTGTAATCAATGTTTTATTCTTAAAAAGTAACGGGTTACATAGTTTCATAAATTTCGGAGCAAAAAGTTATTTGGGAGTTACAAGGAAAAGAGAACGGGGAGATATTTTGAGTTTGAAACTGTTTTTTGTATAAATGTATTACTTTATGCGTTGAATTTTGCCGGAAAAATAGCGGGCAATGTTATATATAGTGACTATATTTGCATAGAAACCAACTATTTATGATATGAAACCTTATGTAACGATTGAACTGCAACCTTATCTGCATGATTTCCTTTACCATGAATTTGGGTGTACGAGGGGAACTGACGAATATATACAGGTCACATCGGCCAATGACCTGGGCAAATTTATTCAGGCTATGGTGACAGTCAGTGACCGTCCGCCCCAGCAGCCTCTTAAGGACCATCCGATAAAGCTGTGTCTTCCTATCCGTGAATGGAACCATTTTATCCTGAAAGAGAATTTTATTTATATTCCGGAGTGGAAACAGCAGATGCTTCGCGACTATATCGAGGCATCGTTCCGCATCCGTATTCGTGAGTACTTTGTTTCAGGCTATGAGAAAGGGTATAAGCAGGATAGGATTATCAAGGCCTTTCTGGCTGCCTATAATATCAAGGCCAACGCATTGAATTATGATGCGGTGAAGAAGTATGATTATCGTAATCGCCGGCGGATTGTCAAGGAAGTGAACCATGACATACAACTGACCCTTTTTGATTAACATTATTTAATCTGTTAAACTTTAAGTAAAAAAACGGATTTTCAATTGAATATCACTTAAACTTTTAACTAAAATGAATCAGGATGACAGACGGTCGCAGGTATGCGGCATGCGTTTTCTTCCGATAGCGGATGCTTCGGTTGGAAATTTTCCAGGTGCGGATTTTATTAGGGTCCGCGGTGGCTGGGAAGTTATCGGAATATCTTCCGGAGAGTTTAAAGAGAGCTGCGATACGTCCGGAGGCGTAGTGAAACAAGAGCTTAAGGCTGTTGTTACGGATACGGGAAAAGCCAATATGGGGAGAATACAGGAGCTGGTACGGCAGGAAGGGCTGGTGCTGCTCGATTTATCGAATGGTGACTGCAAGGTGGTAGGCACGGACCAGTTCCCGGTGTCGTTCTCAACGGAATATGCAGGTTCTCCTTTGAAATTAACCCTCTCTTTTAAACGTGATAGTGCGGAGTTTGCCAAAAATTTAAAGTCCTTTTAAGCGGGTGGCGCTGTTGTACCTTTGTATCGTTTATTAGTAGATACAAATATAATGGCGTTTTCAAATTTATATAGTGCGGTCTGTCGGGGCAAATGGTTCGTTTCGTTCCGGGAGGTTGAATCCAACCTGCTTGTTGTCGATAAACTGTTGGAACGCGACTTTGATAGTCAGGATACCGGTCGGTTGTCTGAGCGTGAAGCTATACCGCTGATGATTGCGACAAAAGATGGGCGTAGCGCAAGACTCGGCAATAGCTTCAGCGATGCTCCGCAAGGTAGTACGGCTATCATTCCGGTTCATGGTACTATGCTGAAGTATGGTACGTATTGCAGTTACGGGACAACGGAATATGCGGCCCTTATTCGTGATGCGGCTGACTCGGCTAATATCTCTTCTGTTTTGTGTGACATCGATTCCGGTGGCGGTGCAGTGGATGCCATTGCACCGCTGGTCGATGCCATTCTTTATGCAAAAAGTAAAGGAAAAGCGGTTGTTGCACATTGTGACCTTTGTGCATCGGCTGCTTATTATGCTGCTTCCTACTGTGATGAGATTATTGCCTCGAATACCATATCTGCCGAGTTCGGCAGTATCGGTGTGATGATGAGCTTTCCGGATTATGCTAAGTATTATGAAAATGCCGGTGTTAAGGTGCATACTATTTACTCCAATCTTTCCGATTACAAGAATGCTCCGTTTGAAGCGGCCAAGAAAGGTGATTACGCTTCCATCCGTGACGAAGAACTGGACCCGTTGGCAAGGGATTTTCAGGCAAATGTCAGGAAGAACCGGGGTGAATGTTTGAAGCAGGAGACTGAAGGACTGCTTCGCGGACGCATGTTCTATGCGGAAGATGCGCTGAAAGTTGGACTTATAGATAGTATCGGTAACCAGGATTATGCTGTACGGCGTAGCCGGGAAATCAATGCGGAAATGACAATTAACAATTATATCAACTCAAAATCCTGAAAGTATGTTTGGAAAAGTAATGAGCGTGGTACTTGGCTTTTTGGGCATCTCGGCCTTTGCGAAAGACGAGAAAGGAAAATCAATCCTTCTTTCTACGCAGGAAGAGCAGTTGAAGCAGAAGTACGGGGCGGTATTCGTCGAAGCCTTTAAAAAGGATCTCGCCGAATTTGAGAAAGAAGGTAGGAATGCAGAGGAAGCGGTTACCGATGAAGTGAGAACGGAATTGGAACGGGAGCGCGACAGTAACGCGACAGCGCTTGCCCAGGCACGTAAATCCTTGAAAGAACTGGATGATAAAGTGAAAGCTCTGAAGGATGAGATTGCCCAAAAAGATGCGCAAATAGAAAAAATGACAAAAGAACCGGTTCCGGATGCCGGTCAGCAGGTTGATGGGGGTAAATCAGAGATGGGTAATAAGTTTAAACCGGACATGAGTCTGGCGCATAACCGCTATTTGGACGCAGCTTTCAAAGGTGCGGCATACAGTGGTAACTCGACCATTGAAACAACTGAACTCCAGAAGGAGTTTGGGAAGTATGTATCTTCGGAACGGATTGAGATACTCAAAGGACTGATGGGTACTACGGAGTCCACGAAGTACATGTCAACATTGGTAACGGATAAGACGGAAGTACGTGCGCAGCAGGCTGCCATTGATTCAGTGCTTCAGCAGTTCGTTCCGAAGTGGACGCCTAAAGGCAAGTCTAAGTTCACTCCGCTGACAATAAAGAACTACAAGTGTAAAATCAACGTTCCCATTACGCCGTCGGACATCATGGAGGATATTCTCGGCTATCTGTATGATGAGAACTTGAAACCGGAAGATATGCCGGTAGTGAAATACATCTTGTATAAGCTTATATTCCCAAAACTGGACGAGGAACGCGAAATCGCATTGGCGGTTGGTGAGTTTAAGGAAACTTCGGCTACAAAGGACGGTGATGCCGCTACGGATGCTAATGACGTCATGGACGGTTATGTCACCCAATTGAAGAAACTCAAGAAAGCGAATAATGAAGCGATAACCTGGCTGCTCGATGGTGAGAAGCTCGAGGATGCGACACTGGTTGACCAGATAGAGAAAGCGGTTGAGGAAGTGAAACCTCTGTACAAGAAAAAATCCATGTTTATCCATGCGGACCCGGACTTGGTAACACGTTATGGTAAGGCATATCGTAAAAAATATCCTTGGCTGAAGAATGAGGACGGTGAGAAAATCAAGGTCGATTTTTCCAAGTTCTCGTTTGTGCCGCTTGAAGGCATGCGAGGTACGGGTGTGTTCTTCATCACACCGAAAGAGAACTTCAAACATCTGCGCAGTAAAGACCCTCAGAGTGCAAAAGTTTGGATGCAGGGAGAGAATTACGATGTGAAGATTTTTGCGGAATGGTGGGAGGCTACCGGATTTTGGCTGGCTGAAGCTATTTTCGCTTATCTGCCGCCGGCAGAAGAGGCTTCTGTTTCTTCGGCTTCTGATGATGGCATTTGAAATGAAAGGAGGTATATATGAGTGAAAACTATACAATGGTATCAGTACCGAAAAAGACATCGAACGCCGGACGTCCGAAAGGGAAGAAGTCCTATGTCATGCTTTTCCGTTGGGAGGACGTTAAGACCTGCACCCGTGATGAAAAGGGCGTGAAGGTGACCGCTTTTGAAATGGCGGAAGGCAAAAAACCGATAGCGGTGTATGCTACGGATTCTACAATAAACATCTATCATACCAGTGAGGGGGAAGATGATGCGCGCGGATTCATTCACCACGTGGATTATGAGCATCCGGGTACGGAGCTGGAACATGATGAGTTTGTTAACAACAACATTAATGAGAACTTGGGGGCGATTGTTTTCGGGTGTTCGGGGGATGATGCGAAGATTGCCGGAACACCGTGTACTCCGCTCAAGATGACCAAGGCGGATTCTCAGGATAACAAGGAAGGGGATAAGAATACCATAAATCTGGCCAGTTCTTTACGCGGTGGCACTATCGGCCATATAGCCAAGAGCCTAATTCCGGCAACGGACAGCGAGGAAATCAACGCTGTTTTAGGATTGCCGCCTGCTTCGGAATTGTCGTCTGACGGAGACGGAATGTAGTTTTGTTTAAAGGTTGGTTATAGGAGAGGCGTTTGCTTGGCATGCGCCTCTCTGTCCTTTTATAGGATATTGATAGGGGATATTTTTGTATCGAATTAAAAAAATAAATTATGGCAACGAAAAAGAAAACTGAAAAAGATGAGTTAACAAAGGTGGATATCACCCATGCAGATGTGAATGATGGTATGGCAGCGCCGGAACAGGAGGCTTTGTCTGAAATGGAAAAAGTGAATGCTACGGCTCAGGTCCATATAACGGTTGTTATTCCTTATTGCAGGGAATTTGCTCAGGGCAGAGAGCTGCTGTATGCTTTACGCTCCTGGCAGGAGAATGTACGTTTCGGAATCAATGTGGTGGTCATCGGTGACCGTGAGGCTTGGTTCAGCGAAGAAATTACCTTTATCGAGCATCAGCGTGTATCCGATAATGCGCAGGTTGATACACTCGCTAAATTGAGAATTGCTGTAGCTTCTCCTGAAGTGACCGGATATTTCATCTGGAGTAGTGATGATATCTATGTCATGAATCCGGTTGCATTGCCACACATAGCACTTCCTAAAGTATCGGGCAAGCTTGTTCCGATGAGATTCAAGGGACTTTATGCGGAGAATATGAAACAGACCGCAATGTTGTTGGAAAAGAACGGTTTGCCATGCCTGAATTATGAGACCCATACTCCGGTATTGTTTGATAAAGAGAAGTTGACTGCGATGTTTGAACGGTTCCCGGAACTGGAAAAGGGAGGTTACCTGTTTACTTCTGTTTATTATAATTCCCATCCATATCCGACACAGCCGGTGTATCTTGATTGGAAAACCGACCAGGTGTTGCTGCCTGTAGTATCGCAGAGTCCGGATGAGAATAAGGTGATTGATATCTTATCCCGTAAGGTGTTTATGAACAATGCTGTTTCGGGGTATTCTTCTTGGTTGGAAAAATTCCTTGATAAATGTTTCCCGGTTTCTTCCGATTTTGAGAATTGAAGGGAGCTTACGGGAAGTGCTTCACGGAGAGAGCCGCTCTCTTTCCGTGAAGAATTTCCGTTCCTGAATGAACCGGACTGCCCCATGGAGCTGGAAGCGCTTGTTTCGCGTAAGTTCAGCAAGTATCATGCTTATGTGCGGTTACACCGGAAATTGCGCGATTGCACCTCTTTGGAAGAATGCGCTACTGTCAGTCGTGAACTGATTGATAGCTATATCGGTAATCGGATGATATGGGAAGAGTTGAACTATTACAAGGAAAACCACTCGCTGTTGGGAAAACATCCGGCTTTTGCCGAGTTCCGCCGCAGGAGTGAGCTTCTGAAACTTCCGGTCAAGGAACTGGTACGTAGGCTGAGACAGGTGGAGAATAATATTTGGCGGGTTAAGTCGGAACTGGCGAAAGGGGATAAACCGCATTTGGATGCGATTCGCCGTGAAAGGTTGGCCGGCTATGAGAAGGAGCTGGCAGATATAAATCGTCTGTTGGAATGAGTTATTATTTTAATTTGGAGGAACTCCGGAAAGAAATGTCCGATTCCCGTATTTTCACCAGACGTTTTGAAACAATGTTGACGTTCAAGCTGAATAGCTTGAAAGAATTATGCGGACGTTTGCCTAAGGAAAACGAGGCGTTTTTTATCGAGACAAAAAAGAGTTTTACGGCATTTACCTTTATTGTGTATCTGATAAAGCATGCAGGGCAGGTGAATCATTTGTATGTAGCGACCTATTCGACGAATGAGCGTATCATTAATGCGCTGTTCCGCTGGAAGGAAAAAGGATTTATCGGCGTCATTCATCTCCATATTTCGGAAACGATTAAGTTCCGGATGCCGAAGGTATTTGAACGGCTGATGCAGCTCTACCGGGAAGGAACGATTGAGTTGTCTTTCTCCTGGAGTCATAAGAAGATAACCTGTCTTGACACAACGGCAGGTTATTTTGTTGTTGAGGGGTCGGGAAATTACGGGGAAAATGCAATGGAAGAGCAGTATGTATTCTTAAAAAACAAGGAAGTGTATGAGTTTCGTAGCGGACGAAGTGGTAAAATGGCGTGAAGATCCGCCATGGTTTGACCGGATAGACATGGATGAACTGGGACGGCTGGCCGGTATCGGTTATGAGCCGAAACAGATTGCAATGTATTACAATGTTCCGGAAACGGATTTTATCTGGTATTTCAACCTTGTAGGGTCTCCGTTGAAATACCATTATGAACGTGGGCAGTTGTTGCAACGGGCCAAAGAGGGTTTGGCTATGGCTGCCAGTGCGGAGACGGGGGATAACGTGACTCAGGCGCAGCGGTTTGATAAGTTCCGCCAGGCGACCGGGTATCGTAATTCGATTAGTAAGATATTTTATGACGATATAGGCTGATGTTTGAAAAATCTTATTTTGAGACCTTGCAGGACTACATTGCTTCAGGATGTACGATAGAACTGACCGGTGATGAATTGGATTACTATAATGCGCTGTATGCCCTGGTGGGGATAAATCGTAAATATGGTAAGGACAATGCAATCGCTTTCCTGATGCACGAGCCGTTTAATGTGGAACGGATGCGTGCCAGGCAGATGTACAGTGAAGCCATTAATCTGTTCTACCTGAATGATACCATAGAGAACAATGCGCACCGGAACATGGTGTTTGACAATCTGATGAAAGCTGCCCATGTGGTTCTTCAGAACGCAGTTAACTCCAAAGACATGGAAGTGTACGGCAATCTGACCGTACAGGCTGCCAGGATTAAGCAGCTTGACAGACCGGACCCGGTGAAGCCGAAAGAACTGGATGAGAAGCCTTTCAAGGTGTATGACCTTGACCCGGAAAAGGTGGGGCTTCCTTCTGCCAACCGGAATCTGTTGGCTGCTCAGATTGACTCGATGCCGGATATACCATCCAGGGAGAAGGTACGGCTGAAACGTGATGCCAATGTGGTTGATATTGATTTTGAAGAAATGCTCGATGACCAGGAAGAAAAAACTAAAGATATTGGATGATGTGGAGTTGCGCTATTCCAATTGGATGGCTCAGCTCATATCGGTTATGATGCCATGGTCGCTCTATTGGGTTGCCGGGCGTGCTTCTGCCAAAACAGTGCAGGTGCTTGCGGAACGGGTGCAGGAAGTTGCGCACGATTGTCCGGGTGCGCCGTTTGCATGGGTGTCGGATACCTATTCGGATTTGCACAAGAATATCATCCCCTCTCTTATTGACGGGTTGTCTATGCTGGGGTGGGAACTTGACAGACATTATGTGATAAACAAAGAACCGCCTCAGGAGTGGAAGGAACGGATGTACAACGTATGCTCCGATTGGAGAAATACAATGGTGTTCTACACCGGCTTTAACTTCACTTTTATCTCATTGGACCGCCCGGCAATCGGTGCGGGACGCTCTTATGTAGGCGTATTCGGGGACGAGGTGAAGTATTTCCCGGAAGAAAAGTTCACGAACTTGCTGAAGGCGGTGCGTGGCTTTCGGGTGAAGTATGGGGACAGTGTCTGGTATCGCAGTCGTACCCTTACGACCGATATGCCGAACCCGAACCATTTGGGCGAATATGACTGGATTTTGAAGCTGGCGAAGCAGAATGATAAGAAAAAGATACTGCTGATGCTGCGTACCGGTTTTGTCTACAATGAGACGAAAAGAGAATACCTGGCCTGCTTGCAGCATTATAATGAGCTGAAGAATAGTTTCCGGACCGACAGGTCTTTGGAGGCAAAGCTGACGGCCGCCGGGCGTTCCCTGGAACTTGCCGGAAAGAACATGAAACGCTGGGAAGCCCGCTGGATAAAGACGCGTCGTGGTGTATCGTTTTTTTTCATATCTTCTTCCTATGTGAATGCGGATGTATTGGGTGAGGACTGGTTCACGGATGAGTTTGCGGAAGGGCTTGAGGGTTTGGAATGCAATGTGCTTTCCATCATTCCGAAATTGGAGGCTGGCCAGATGTTTTATTGTAATCTGGCGATGAAGCATTTTTATTCGGACGGCTATCTGAATGAAGTGATAGAACGGCATCCGTTCGGGTGGGAACAGGACTGCACAGTTCTTCGTTACCTGGATGTGAGCAAGCCGCTGGAAGCAGGCATGGATGCGGGCAATATGCTTTCCATGGTTTTTGGGCAGAGGAGCGGGCATATCATGCGCGTGATGAAAGAACTGTACACGCTTCCACCGAACAGTGTGCGTGTGTTGGCGGATAGGTTTCTGTACTACTTCAAACCGCACAGACGTAAAATACTGAAGCTGTATTATGACCGTGCCATGAATAACTACAAAGGGGTAGGTGCGGATATGGCTACGCAGATAAAGAAGAACATAGAAACGGATGCTGACGGTAATCGTACCGGATGGCAAGTGCAGCTAATGTCTTTGGGACAGGGGAATATCGGCAGTAACCTGGAATATCGTTTCTTTATGGACTTGCTGAGCGGGAACCTGGAGCGCAATCTGTTTCTGTTGTTGATAGACCAATATAATTGTCCGAACCTTAAGTCGGAAATGGAAGTGACGGAAACCAAAATAGCGAGCGGTCCTAACAGTGCCAGTCTGATAGTCAAGCAGAAGACTGGGGATAAATTGCCTACGCACAGACTGCCTAAGGAGTCTACCAACTTGACGGATGCACTGAAATATTTCATATTGAGAAAGGAATATATTCGTGTGTGGAGGATAGGCAGGAGTGTATCGGGTGCTGCCTCTGTATAACACTTCTTTTTGTTGATTTCGTTTAGCCTGGCCTTGTTGTCCGTGAGGATAGCAGGGCTTTTTTGTATGGTGTGCCGGTATGGGTGGGATGGGGCGCACTACGGGCACGAAACTACGGGACTGTAAATATTTTGTCATATTTCCGAATGCGGGCGGGCGGCTGCGATTGCAAACGGACGACGGCGCGGCTCGGGCAGCAAGCTGTTTCATTCCTGCGATTTTATCACAGGAATGGGGTTTGTTCTTTGTCTTTCAATGGAATGTAGTTTTCTAAAGGGCGTTTCTCGGTTGAAAAACGCCCGAATATGGTGGGAAGTCGCCCGTAGGAGTGGGGGCGCGCGAAAATTCCGTGTGGTACGCTTGGTTATAGATACTGTATAGGGTACAGGCATAACCAAACTTAACCACACGGAATTTTCGCGTTTTAGCGGTAGAAAGCAGTGCTTTCTGTCTGTTTTTTGCACCTATGCAGGTACGCCCGGTATTGTCTATTCAAAGGATGTACCGGGCAGAGAGGTATTTTTTATTTTTCCGTTCCTTCAACCACGGCGGGGGATTTGTTTAAAGTTAAAAGGATATAATTTTATATCTTTTATCGGATGAATATTTGTAGGATATAAAATTATATCCTATCTTTGTAGTGTAATCAAAAAACAATATGATATGCCAACAGTTTTAATTTTATTCGGATTGAAATTTAAAATCTACACAGCGGAACACCAGCCACCGCATTGCCATGTCACCAGCCAAGACGGGCAAGCCAAGTTTGAAATCAGAGACGAAGTCAAATTGATAGAGAACAAAGGTATGAAACCTAAAGACTTGAGTTTGGCAAGAGCGATTTTAGAGGAAAATCTGGAAGTTATCCAGGAAGAATGGAAAAAATTGCATGGGGATTTTTAATCCCCCATGCTTCTCAATATAAAGAAGGAGGTTGATATGAAGATTATTAAATTATGGTTTGAGAATGGTAGGATTTATGTAACCAATGACAAGGAGGAGACTTTGTACCAATCTTTGAAATTCTATCCTCGCTTGTTAGTGGCTACCGATGAGCAACGTGCAAAGTATGAATTTGAACCGTTTGGTATCCATTGGGATGACATAGACGAAGATATGAGCTATGAAAGTTTCTATTATGATGATACCAAAGAACCGGCCCCTGGCATTCAGGATGCTTTCCTTTCACATCCGGAATTGAATATCTCGGCGGTTGCCCGGAGGATGGGCATTCAGCAGAGTTTGTTGGCAAGCTATATAAAGGGAACGAAAACGCCCTCACCGGAACGTAAGAAGCTGATATTGGATACTATCCATGACATTGGCAGTTCGTTACAGGCTGTATCATTTTAGATAATTGGTACATGATAATGATATACTATATTGTTTGACGGCAAAGAGACTTTTACGGGTTGGAAGCCTCTTTTGTGTAGATATTGCAGCTTTACCGATGAGATTTGTTCTTTTTGTAAACTGATGGCGAGCATAGTTTTTCAAAGATGGGGATTTTTTTATGGATGTTTCGCAAAAAAAATCTTTTTTATTTTGTCATGTCAAAATAAACCTACATTTTTGTAATGCTCCTAAAAATTAGTGACTTGGTTTCAATATACTGAGAAATATAACATGAATCCCTTTTCAAGACATAATCCGTGAAATCGGGTTAAGGTTGCACTAATACCTTTGGGCATGTTTTGATAAGGGATTCACCATTTTTTTAATGATAGATTATAATATAAGTGTATATCTTGCTGAAAAACGTTTTAGGAGAAGGCTAAAAAGTATAGCTAAAAGAAAGAAACGCAGGAAAAAGGGAATTCTTGAGTTTGACAAAAATAGGTTATATTTGTTAGCAGCAAAAAAAATAAAGTCATATGAGGATGCTTTAGTCGTTTTTCTGCCTAGAAATTTATCATATTTGGTTTATGATACCAAAAGCCCTTTTTATATAAAAAAATTAGAAAAAGAAAAATCTAAGAAGGTACGGAACTTTGAAGTTCCAGAATGTTTCTCTATAATAGAAAATGAAACAGAAAGCTATCTTCTTTTAAGACAGATTATTTCTGCATTTATATATCAAACTTGTGATGAAATATGGCTTGATTATAAAAAGTGTAAGAAGGTAGATTTGGTAACACAAGTTTTTTTGGATGCCATTCTATTGGAAATAGATAATTTCATAAAGAAATGCAAAAAGGGAAATATATATAATAAGTATGTTAGACTAGCTTCTGTAGGAGGTAAGAATATAGACGATAAAAGTGTAAATAGGTTGCTTAATTCTGTGGGCTCGCCTACAGAGTTAATAAAACGGCGAATTTTATATAAAGACATTATTCCATATAGATTAAGGTGTTTTGATGGAGAGGGACTCGGACATGAAAGTATGCTGGCCCAAAAAGAAATTGATACCACAACGTTACTGGATTATGTAAATAGCTGTCTGAAAAGAGTGAAAAAAAAACTTAGTCGAGAAGCTATGAGAGATTTAGGTTGCGTCATAGGCGAAACATTAATAAATGCAGAAGAACATTCTTCATTAAAATATAGATATTTAATAGGGTATTTTGAGGAGTGTATGGATGGTAAAAGACATTTTGGTATGCTGAATTTGGTGATTTTGAATTTTGGACAAACAATTTATGAGAAATTTAAATATCCCAATGAAGATTCGTCTATAAATTTTGACTGTTTGGCAAAAATGAAAGAGTTATCAGACAGTTTTAAATCTCGTAATATTTTTAAAAAAGATGCCTTTACAGAAGAAACATTGTGGACGCTATATTCCTTGCAAGAGGGAGTAAGTTGCATTCCAAAAGAAATATGTAAAAGAGGAAATGGTACAATTCAATTTATTGATAGCTTTTTTAAATTGAAAGGAAATGATAAAGCTGATAATATTTCGCGGATGTATCTTTTATCTGGCAATACAAGAATTGAATTTGATGGTACTTATAAGCTGGTAGATATAAAAGATGAGAATGGCACTTCAAGAGGAATTATTTCTTTTAATAAGTCGGGTAAATTAACAGATGTACCGGATAAAAAATATGTCTATACAGTACCTAACTATTTCCCTGGAACAGCTATCTTTGCAAAGTTGTTAATTAACGATGATGATTTGAATAATGAACAAAATTAATAACATAATTGATTTAGAGGACTATAGAAGCCAAATTGGGAGCGTAAAATCTAAAGTTTTTACAGGAAGGGATCGTGGAGAAGATGTTCGTAACAAGAGTCAATTAAATGACTTGTTTGAACATTTTGATAAGGTAAAACTAATCATTCCTAAAGATATATATTCCATAACTCCGTCTTTTTTGGAGGAATTATTTAGAAATGTTGTGCAAAAGTATGGTCGTTCCATTATTGAACAAAAATTAGAATTGGAAACGAATGGCTATGATTTGCAAGGCCCTTTAGATGAAGCTGTTGAAAGAATTCTTCAAAATAAAACAGGTTTAGATAAATAATAGAAATGAATATGGTGTTTATCGATAGTATATCAGTAGTAAAAGATTCCTTATGTTCTATAGCTACTCCTTCACCTGTTTTACAAGAAGTTCATTGGACAGACTGGTTAGATATTGTCTATAAGATAGCGATGGTTTTGATAGCTCTCTTCAATATTTGGTTTGCTATTACGATACATAAATTGAAAAATAAGAAAGAAGATAATTTTAAAGAGGCCGATAGAAAAATTGCATTGCTTAAGACTTTGATACTAGATTATAATTTGAAATTTGTATATGATTTTTTTGATAGTCTTGAGTTGCATTTAAATGAATTGAAAACAAAAGAGGCGAATAAAAGGAATATAGAATCTGATATACAAGCAGATTTTAAAAAGTTAAATGAAAAATTTATAAATCTTTTATCTGCTGTTGATAATGGTTTGTATGGAAAAATTTTGCAAATAGGAGATGATTGTAGGGATAAACTTGTTACCAATATAGGAGATGCTGGCGTTAATTTGTATGTTGAGTCCCAATATGTAAAATTAATAAAGAAACCTTATGAAGAAGCGAAAAAAGAGATGTTAAAGGTTCTCTTTAATTATAAAGGTATTTGATGATTTATAAAGCGGAGCAAAAAACTCCGCTTTTATTTTGCCATATTAAATAAAATGTTCATCTTTGCACTGCACTTCATTTTGAACAGGCGGAGAGATTCGCCAACTTTGCCGTTGGCATTTTTTATGTCCAATGGTTAACATATAAGTTCCGACCCCCGTGTGGAGCGTTAATGCGCCCACTGCCTGTTCAAGGTGAAGTGCAACGGGAAAGCGGAACTTTTTTTGTTTATAGGTTTTCTGATTTTTGGGAGAAGTTCCCCTTCCCGTCTTTTTATTACATATTGTTTCATTTTAATTGCACTTCAAAAATGAAAAAAGCAACTTCAGGTGTATTGTATGCACCGCAATCCACAGGGGTACATATACCCGAACGTATCAATGCTCTGAATGAGCAAGTCAATAACCTGCAAGGCCGTTACTATCGTAGCCTGGCTCCAGACTGCGAACTACACAGTTCTTCTGACCGCTGGTATTTCGGCGCCATCCTTTCAGCTTGTACAGGGTTTATATTTCCACCTTTGTTTGTAGTTACTGCTTTGTGCGTTTATAAGGCAAAGAAGTGCCGGAAAGGGGGTAAGGAATGACTAAGGACGAATACATCGCATTCCTGGAAAGCGAAAATAAGCGATATTGCAGCGAAAATAAGCGATATTACAAAGAAATACAGCAGCTTACTTTTGAAAAAGGTTTCCTTAGGGGTAGACTTATGGAGATATACGAGCGTAATCCCAGGCTGGGCATGACAGTCATAAAGGGAGGCAAGTATTATGAATTGGCACAGAAAGGAGGCGTAAGATGAACGAGGCAGTACAGAATAGCAAGAATATATACACAATAGAGTATCAGCTTCAGGTTCCGGTGTCGGATGGATTGAGTGCATTGTTCCAACAGATAGAGGAATTGCGGTCGGAGTTTGGAATAGAGCCTTCAGACAACTGTATTGATGTGGAGATACCATGTCAGAATAAACATATTCATTATACGGTTAAGGCTACGATAGATTATTCGCGGAAGGATGCCTTGTCGGTACTGGCCGGAGGCATGAGCGAAGCTGATTATATTATGCGCCACATAGCTTCCTGTACGGATGATAACGGTAATATTCTGACTGGTGCAAACGGCGGTTTGGCCAAGTTTTCCGTGACAGATATTTATTAGAATTTGAAGAAACATTTTTTTTACATTTTTTTTTGAGAGTCGGCGGTCTGTGAAGATAGCCGGCTTTTTTTATGTCCTTTTTCTTAAGAATGCTTCAGGATACCTTTGCATCGGATTAATTGTATAGCAATGGGAGCACACGCAGAAAGAATGATGCAGGGGCAGAACCGTGGAAGCTGGCGGAGCAAAAGCAACTTCTTCGGTAACCGTTATCCGCTTGATGTCGTTATCGAGGGAGATGCCGGTTATACGCAGCAGTTCGAGCGTCAGCAGAATAAAGAGGCGGTTGCTGAATTTAATGCGAATGTGAAAGCATGGGGGAAAAAGGTTGACGATGCGCTGCGGTTATCCGTAGCACGCTGGATTGATACGGATAAGAAGCTTTCCAAGTCATTGAAGCAGAATTATCGTCACTATGGTAAGACACCTATGTACGGGCAGGAGATAACCAGTATCGGGTTTGGTTTTAAAGCTGAAGGCGTGTATGTACATTTGGGTGTCGGTAAGGGGTACAATATGGAGAATGGTACGCGCATTCTCACCAAAACGACGGATAATGAGTGGAAGAGAGAACCGAAGCCCTGGTTTAATCCTGTTATTGAACAGCATATTCCGGAACTGGTGGAGATTGTGAAGAAGTACTGCGGGACCCTGCTTGTGAATACAACGAGAATATATATTAATACATAGTTATGAGTGATATAAAAAAGAAGATAGGCAATTTCAGCTTTGTGGATACTGCTGCCGGGCAATATGCCATTAATATGAACTGGAGTCAGAGCATGAGCCAGTTCTTTGATGCAGGGACGCAGGATTGGGACGGTGAGCCTGTGACGGTAGCCGGGGTTCGGGTAGTTCCCTGGGGCCCGGATAATAACATGCCGAATGCGATCCGTGATTTGCTGGAGAAAAATAACCTGGGACCTGGCATTCTGGACCGTAAGACAGGACTGCTGTACGGTCAGGGGCCGATGCTCTACCGGGTGAGGATTGAGAATAATGAACGTATCCAGGAATGGCTGGAGGATGATGAAATTCAACAGTGGCTGGATAGCTGGGATTATAAGGAATATATTCGTAATAATCTGGTGGAATATACGCACATGAACGGGCATTTTACCAAGTACTATATGGGCAAGGGAGTGCGTATCGGCCGGCCATGGGTGCAGCGGCTGGAATCCCTGCACAGCGGGGAGGCCCGTTTGGTTTGGCCGGATGATGACAGCCGGCGGCTGGAAAACGTGAAAGAGTTTCTCACAGGCGATTTTGAATCTTTCCGGAGCCGGACTTTCCGTAAATATCCGAAGTTTGACAAATGGAACCCGACCAAATATGAGACGGCTGTCAAATATCACTGCATGCGTAGTTTCGGTAGGAGCATGTATGCCATTTCCTGTTTTTATGGTTCAGTTCCCTGGCTTGAGAATGCGAATAATCTGCCGGAAATCATTCGTCATTTGAATGAGAATATGATTGCCGCTGCCTATGTGGTACACAGTCCTCAAGAGTACTGGAATCAGAAGCGTGAACTGATTATGACCATGCACGAGGATTGGGATGAAGCGAAGATTCAGAAGGAAATGGAAAGATTGAAGGACGAACTGACTGAAGCTATTGCGGATGTCATGGCGGGCAAGAAGAATGCCGGTAAGTTCTTTAGCTGCGTGGATTTCATGGATGATTTAGGACATACGCAGAGTTGGAAGATAGAACCGATTGAAATGAATATCGACAAATACATCGAGGCACAGGCGAAGATTTCCCGGATTGCAGATAGTTCTACGACCAGCGGTTTTGGACTTTCCCCTGCATTGGCTAATATCATTATTGACGGTAAGAGTGACAGCGGAAGCCAGATGTTGTATGCCCTCAAGATATTCTACGGTGCGGATACACAGATACCGGAAGAAATTGCACTGGAGGCTATCAATGATGCCATACGGATAAACTTCCCGCATAAGAAAGGGATTTTCCTCGGTATCTATCGGAAAGTGATAAATAAGGAAGATAACGTGTCGGCCCCGGACAGACCGACTAATCAGGTATAGGAATTATGAAACAGAAGGATATTGATTTCCCGGATTGTTGGGAAGAAGTGAAGCCGTTGGAGTGGCTTCACTTGCTCAAGATACGCAGCAGGCTGATGAAACAGCCGGGAGTGGCTTTACTTGATGTGAAACGTGAGTGGTGTGCCTATGTTCTGAAGAATAGAGGGTATCGTTTTAAATCGAAAGTGGAGGATATGCTGTTGGTTGATAAATTGGCGGCTACGTTGGGTTGGATGTGGAAGGTTGGAGAAGATGCCGTTGAACTGACTTATGACAGTACGGAGAATCTTCTTCCGGTGTGGCGGTATCTTCGTGGTCCGGCCAGTCATGGAGCTGACCTGACTTTTGGGGAATTTCGTCAGGCGGTGGCCGTGATGAACAAGTACAATGCAGGCCGGGATGCTGCCGACCTTCGTGCATTGTGCGCCATTCTCTACCGGAAACCGGTCAAGGATAAGGGGTGTATCCTACGCGAACCGTTCCGTATGCAATATATGTCCCGTTATATGGGATTGGTGCGTGATATGCCTGAATGGGTGCAATGGGGCGTTTACGCCTGGTTCGCCTATTTTTGTGAATATTTGTTTTCCGGAGTTTTTATCATCGACGGGTTGGAACTCTGCTTCGCTCCGGTATTTGAACGGAGCAGGAAAAGTTCGGATGTACAGCCGGGAACCGCTCAAAGTCTGGGTATGAACAGTGTACTTTATTCAGTTGCCGAAAGCGGAATCTTCGGCAATGCGGATGCGACTGACGATACATTACTGCTACGGGTTATGATGAAGCTGCTGGACGATAAACAGCGGGCGGATGAAATGATAAGGAATCTTAAACAATAGTTATATGATATTCAATAAGAACAAAAATGGTGCTAAGGAACTGCGGGAACTCACAGGCAGCTATTATGCCAATAACTCCTTTTCCAAGATTTCCGGAGACATAGAAGTTGCGACTGAAGAACTTACCGTATTGATTGGTGAACCGGTTATGCAGTTGGCTGAAAAATATTATCAGAACGGAGAGGATAATGAACTGGTAAGGAAGGTTCAGCGGCCGATTGCCATAATGGCAACACTCCGGATGTACCAGAAGAACGACCTCAGCCATGAAGATGATGGCCGTAAGTTCAAGATGGCAACGGATAACAGTGAAAAGCTTCCCTGGGAATGGCAGCTTGACCGTGACGACGCGTTACATCTGGAGGAATATTATCGTTCCGTGGATGCGCTCATCCGGTATCTGAACAAAACCGGGCTTCAGGAATGGATGCAGACGGATACCTATAAGCTCACTCAACGGCTTATCATTCGTAATGGAAACTCCTTTGACATGTATTTCCCGATAGAGAAGAGCGAGCGCACGTTTCTCGTGCTTGTACCGTTCATTCGTGAAGCTCAGCGGTTGAAGGTAGAACGTGCCTATGGGGACGGATGGGATGAACTGCTGGCAGAAAAAGCGGTTCCGGAGAGTGATGTACATTATGCGGCATGTATGGCTGTTGCACTGTTTGCTATGGCGGCAGCTTTGCGTCGTCTTCCACTCCGTATATTTCCCAGTGGGGTGATACGCGGCTATATGGCAAAAAACGGAATGGCGGACAGCCGGATAGCCGATACGGATGATATTGTACGGGTAGCGGAATGGATGGAGGACGATGCTGCTGTTTGGTTGGATGAAATGAAGCGGGTACGTGACGGGATAATTCCGGTGTATGACCTGCTTCCAAAAAATGATGAACGGAATAAATACTGCCGGTTATGAATGTGATACAGAGACCTAAGCCAAGGGAGTTCTGCGCGACCATGCGTGAGTACATTATTGATACGGACAGTACTATAACCTTTTCCGTGAGGTATGGCGGGAAGACTGTTTTGGAAGAGGAATATTCCCCGGATGCCGATTTTAAGGTGCGTACCCGTGGATTGGGCAAGTTCTGTGAACTCGCTTTGTGGGGAGTATGGTGTTCCGGGGAGAATACGACCCAGACAGATGCGGCAGGAGACTTCACGTTTCTTATCAATGGAGTGGAGGATATGACTTGTTTTGTCATGTTCAGCCGTTTGGTCACCCGGAAAGATGCGGAAGCTCCGGGCTGTTTGAGTGAGGTAAACCGGAAAGTGACGTATCCTGGAGCAAAGGAATATGTAAGCGGTTTCCCGGTCGATGCGTCCGGAAAGAAAGGAATGAATGTGACAGCCTATTGGGATGACGGAACAGAGGAAAAACGTTTCGTAGCTGCCGGCAGTTACGATGATGGGGTTTATACGTTCGATACGAGTCCGGATGTCGTTTCCTCTCTGTTTGAGAAGCCGGACATTCTTCAATACAAAGTGGAGGTATCAGGCGGTTCCCTGCTGTTTGTCATAGACCGGACACGCTATGCTGAAGCATGGTGCTTCCGCTTTAAAAACGTATATGATATGCCGGAGACACTGACTGCTACCGGTGGCCTGAAAATGGCAGGAAATAATGAAAGTGATATGGCTGCCATGTATGGGATAGACCGAAAGTTCGGTGTTAAGGTTACGGATGAATATACGGTTAACAGCGGGCGTATATTCTTCCAAAGCGATTATAAGCTGTGGCATAACCTGCTTAATTGTCAGGAAGCTGGCATTCTTGTTAATAATGAGTGGTTGCCGATTGTGATAACCAAACAGAAGTTTGAACGGGAATTTCGCAAGAGTGTTTTGAAAACAGTGGAGTTCAGCTTCCGGCTGGCTGATCCGGAGCAGAATAATTTGATAGGCTATGATTGATATTGTAAGATACAGGGAGATGCTGCTGGAAATCAGGCAGCGTGTCAATGCCAGGTCGGAAAAACCGATTGAGGGGATTATACTGGCAGTACGGGAAGGGCATTTGCAGAAGAAGCTGAAGGATGCGGAGGGTATCTGGCTATGTGGTAATTTCCCGGATGCGGAATTGAAAGGCGGGATGGATTGCCATCAGGAATCCAACCAGGTACTATTGTTTCTGCTGGAGAAAGTTCCTGCAGGGGAAGAAATGGATGAGGAAGAGTTGCAGCATTATGCGCTGTTGCAACGTATTATGGAGCTGGTAAAGAAAGAATTGCAGGCAATGGACTTCGTATGTGGCGAGTTGAGTCCGGCAGATGGAATGCTGACCGAATGGGAGTATGATGTTTTTGGTGGGTTTAATGGGCTGAGTATTGGCCTGAAACTGGTAGATTGATATGACTGAGTTGTTTATAGATGGGATATCGGTAGTGTTGCCCGCGGCTGTTGAGATACAGGTGAAGCGTGAAAATCCGTTCTTTACCAAGAATGGGGAATATACCTATGATATAGAACTGGCTTTAACCAATGCCGTTAATGCCCGGTTGTATAATCATTTGCATAGGCTTAACTCCATAAAGGAAGTAAAGACCAAACGGAGGGCTGTACTGATAGCGGACAACCGTGTGTTCTGTGACGGTACTGAAGTGATTACGGGATGGACGGAGAAGAGCGTTTCCATACAGATAGCATCGGGGAACTCGGAACTCAACTATTTTATCGGTTCTGACAAGCTGGTTTCTTCTTTGGATATGGGTAGTGCTCCCATGCCGTCTGCCGGACGTAAGAATAGGCTACTGGATAAGATGTATCCGGAAGTGGAATATAATCTTCCGCCCGTGTTGGCCGGAGAAACCATGATTAATCCGTTCGAACTCGAATATTATCTTACAGAACAAAAATCCGGGGAAAAGGCAGGGGTGTACACGGAACTCTCTTTTAAAGAGGTTGCAGACGGTATATATATTCCGATGCCCTATATGGCTACTGTCATGGAGAAGATGATACAGGCACTTGGCTATCAGATTGTAGAGAACCAGTTTACCGATACACCTTGGAAATACCAGTTGATTATCCATGCCCAACAGACAACGGAATACGCCAAGATGTTTCCCGGCTGGACTGTGAAGGAGTTTTTGGAAGAAGTTGAAAAACTGTATGGTATCCTCTTTATTATAGATAGCCGGAAAAAGAGCGTCAGGATAATGCTTTCCGCAAATTATTACGTAGCTCCGCCGGTAGCCTATTTGTCTTCTGTGAAGGACGAGTACGTCGAGGAAACGGAAGACGAGGAGGAAGACGTGAATATCGGCATCAGGAATGTGAAATATGATTTGCCGGATAGTGAGTATTACAAAAAAAGGAGATTGCCGGACGCATTGATGGAGATGGCGGAAAGAAAAAATGTGGTCGGAATAGCTGCGGTACATGATTTCTTTGCTAATAAGTCAAATGGTATGGAGCTGGTAACGAATACCAGCACAGGGATAGAATACATCAGGACTTCCTTTGAGAAGGAGGATATAGGCGGAAAACCGCATACCTTATATCGGGGATGTCCGGTCAATGAATATGCGGATTTGGTCTATGATGCCAGCCGGGATTTCGTTACGTTGGAGATGATACCGGTACGGCATGGGGCAGTACCGATTAAACAGACTACGGTACAACTGGATGGGCGTGTTACCTATGCAAATGTATTGCGTATTGTTCCGGTCTTGGATAGTGCCGGTGACTTGACAGCTTCGGATGAGAATGTAGAGGAGAGCACCTCTTCTCAGGGTATTGAAGATTATATCAAGAATAATAATTATGAGGATGATACGTCAAAGAGTACGGTTTATTTGGGCTTTTATACGGGCATTAAGAAACAGACCGGCTATTTGCGTAGACCGGACTCAGACCCGTATCCGACCGTATATACGGACAACATACTCAATAAGGGACTGATATTCCACACTTCGTATTCAGGTATGGACGATGCGAAGATGAGCCTGGCGGGGGAGTCAATGGAGCTGAAGGTGATTTCAGAGCATCTGTATAAAGAGGATTATGATATAAAGAGAGAGAAGAAGTTTACATTCCATTGTTACGACCCGAATATTTATGACATACGGAGTGTTTTTGTTATACACAATAAACGGTTTGTTTGCAAAGAATGTACATATATGATTGATGCGTCCGGACGGAAAGGAGCCTGGGAAGGTGTGTTCTATCCGATTTCCATAAGTGATACGGAAGCGTTGTCACGGTGGATATTGACGGATGGCAAATGGCGTGACGGTGGTGTCTGGTTGGACAATGGCCGTTGGCTGGATGAATAGTTTTTTTGTCTGAGTAAGAAGTACCCGGTAGTCTGTGAGGATAGCCGGGATTTTTTTTATTATTGATAGAAATATTTCTGTTATTTCTTTGCTGTTAATAGAAATATTTCTATCTTTGCAGTGTCAAACAATAAATGAGATAAACATAATGAAGTATTCAGAATTTCATCGGAAAATTCTTGCGGCTGGTTGGAAGTTCAGCCACGCAGAAGGCAGCCACTACTTCTATACGAAGAACGGAAAGCTTTCGGAACCGGTTCCTTATCATGGAGCAAAAGAGTTTCCAGAACCGCTAAGAAGAAAAATTGCAAGGGCTATGGGGATTTAATCCCCACCCCCTTTTATATAATAATCTCAAATAGTATCGTTGTATCATGGAGAAAATAATAATGAATATTTGTGCAAGTTCCGACAGCTTCGGGGCTTATTCAGAAAACTGCGAAGGTATTTATGCAGCAGGGGGGACTGTGGAAGAGTGCAAGAAAGATGTTGAGGTTGCCATTGCCTTGATAAAAAAGAACTTGCCCGAAGAACGTTGGCCTGAGCAAATAAAAGGAGACTATACGCTGGTGTGGCATTATGATATACAGAGCCTTTTGCTTTATTATGGCGGTTTGTTATCTCTCTCAGGATTGGAGAGACTTACAGGCATACATCAAAAACAACTGTGGTCATATATGCACGGACGTTCAAAACCCCGTATTCAGCAAAAACAGCGTATAGAGAAGGCATTGCACAGCTTTGCTAACGAATTGGCGGATGTATCAGTATTATAAGCTTCATTTCATTGTTATTGTTTGACACCATTGCTTTGCGATGAGGTAGAGGTCTTCCATTGTGGGAGGCCTCTTTTTTTATGTCCTTTTTCAAAGCTAATCGCCAGGATACCTTTGTCTTGGTAAAGTAGTATAGGTATGGCGATAAGCATAAATGATTTTAGAATGGCAATCCGGATTGATAATTCGGAAGCCAAAACAAAGTTTGCGGAAACAAAAGAACAGATAGCGGCTGTAAGGGCGGAAATGGATAAGCTGGCTGCGGAGGGCAAGAAAAACTCTGATGAGTATAAGGCACTCAAGCAAAGGCAGGATGAATTGAATAAAAGCCTGGCTGAATATCGTAAAGAAGGAGTACGGACATCGTTGTCTTACGCCGAACTGCGTAAAGGGGCTTCACAACTCAAACGGGAAATGGATAGGGCTATTCCCGGAACTGAAGAATGGAAGGCTTTGCGTCAGGATTACCTGTTGACCAAAAAGCGTATGAGAGAGCTGGAGGTGCAGGCGCGTGACACCCGTTTTTCCCTTTCAAAAATGGCGGACGGGTTTAACAGGTATGCTGCTATTGGAACCAGTGCCGTAGCTTCGTTGACCGGAGTCGTGTTGACAGCCCGTAAATGTGTTGATGAGTATGCGGAGATGCAGGAGGCGGAGAGCCAGGTTATCAAGTATACCGGGATGACAAAGGAAGAAGTGGCGGAACTGAATGAGGAGTTCAAGCACATGGATACCCGTACACCACGGGAAAAGCTTAACGCTTTGGCAGGAGATGCCGGGCGGTTGGGCATCACCGGTAAAAAGGGTGTATTGGATTTTGTGGATGCTGCCAATCAGATTAATGTCGCTTTAGGAGAGGACCTGGGGGAAGATGCAGTAAAGAATATCGGCAAATTGTCACAGATGTTTGGGGATGCAAACCGGACACTTCGTGAGAATATGCTGGCTACCGGTAGTGCAGTGAATACCGTTGCCCAAAATTCTTCGGCAGCAGAACCCTATCTGATAGAGTTCGCTGCGCGCATGGGCGGTGTGGCTAAGCAGGCCAAATTGACGATTACTGATGTGTTGGGGTTTGCTTCTGCGCTTGACCAGAACATGCTACGTAGTGAAATGGCAAGTACCGCATTACAAGGGTTGATTCTGAAAATCTATCAGGAACCGGCGAAGTATGCCAAGCTTGCTAAAATGGACGTGGAAGAGTTTACCACGCTTATTGACACAGATGTCAATGAAGCGCTTCTTCGTTTCCTGGAAAGTTTGGGTAAACTCGGTGGTATGGATAAGATGGCTCCTATACTGAAGGAAATGAAGCTTTCCGGTGCGGAAGCTGCCGGAGTGATTAGTGCTTTGGCCGGAAACGTTGAAAAGGTACGTAAGGAGCAGAAAACTGCGAATGATGCCTTCCGTGAGGGAACGAGTATTACCAATGAGTATAATGTGCAGAATAATACCGTTCAGGCAGGATTGGATAAGGCGAAAGAGAAATTTAAGAATGTACGGGTAGAATTAGGTGAGAAGCTGCTTCCTGTAATGAAGTATATGATTACGACCGGAAGCATGACAGTGAAAGGGTTAGGTGCGCTTGTTTCTATCCTATCGGAGTATAAGGGAATCATATTGTCGTCGATTGCTGTAATAACTGCATACACCGCAGCGGTTAAAGCGCAAGAATTGTGGACGAAACGTTTGACGGCCGCAAAGACATTGGAGTGGTTGCAGGAAAAGAAGAATATTATCACAACACGGGCATCCCGGAGCGGAACCCTTTTGCTGAGTGCTGCCAAATATGCTTTGAGTGGTAACATTAAGAGGGCGACAGTTGCGATGAAAGCTTTCAATGTGGCCAGTAAAGCCAACCTTTTGGGTATATTGGCTTCCCTGGCATTAGGAGCGGGGGTAGCTATTTACAAATTTGCGACCCGCACTTCAGATGCGGAAAAAGCCGTTAATTCTTTTTTGGCGCAAAGCGAAAAGGAACGTAGTCAATTACGCAAATTGACTGATGCGACTAAAGCAGCCGGGGAAGGTACAAAGCGCAGGAAAGAGTTGATAGAGGAAATAAATACCAAATATGGGCAGTATCTTCCTTATTTGCTTAATGAATATTCGTCCCTGAAGGATATAGAGCAGGCCTATCGGGATATTAATACAGAGATGGACCGCAATTTGGCGAGAAAAGTCCTTCAGGAGAAGAGTGACGAAATTCAGAATGAGAGTATGACGGATAAGATTGATGAGATGAACGATGTCCGTAATGCCCTCATTGGTACATTGCCTCAGTCACAGGTAGATGATTTCCTTCAAAAAATGGTCGTAGCTACGGATAAGAGTATTGCTGCCGGTAACACTGCTAAAAATACAGCGAAAGCCATTACCAAGAACCTTGAGAAATATTATTCGGATAGAAGCGATATCCCAAAGATACAGGGTGAGATTCAGGATTATGTTGAAGTCGTTGAAAAGGCGGCTAAGCGTATCACTGCGGTGAAGGCTGAAATGAATCCGTTCATAAACAAGCCCTCTGCCAAGAATAAGGCAAATGTTTTGGATGAAGTCGTTATTACTCCGGGCAGTACAGGGAATGGGCATGGGAGAGAAGCGGATGAAGAAACCCAGAAAAAAGAGTTGAAAGCCCGTATGGAAAAACTGAAAGAGGATATGCAGAAAGAGCGGAACCTGTTAAAACAGAAACTGCTGGATGATGAGAAAATGACGAAAGAAAAGTACCAGCAGGAACTGTATAAAATTGAAGTTTCCTATTTATTGAAACGCAAGGCATTGTTGATAAAATTCGGTAAGGATGCTTCGGATATTCAAGGGCAGATTTATGATAAGATGATTGCCGAGGCTGATAGGTTGACGCAAGCCGCTAAGGATGCCGGAAAAAATTCGCAGAGTGATAATTTGGCCGTTATTGATGAAGAGTTCCAGGCGCAACGGGCAGCATTGAAACAAGCCTATATATCGGGGAATATTAAACGGGAAGCGGATTATCTGGAGAAGCTGAAAGAGCTGGAACGTCAATATCTGAATGACCGGAGAGACATGTTGGCTGCATTTGGGGAGGATACTTCAGGTATTGATACCCAATTGCTGGATATGGATTATGAGGATAAACAGGCTGATAAAGAAAAACAGCGTAAGAACGGTTTTCAGGATATAGATAATACTTCTTCTTTTAAGGAAAAGAATAGGCTTTTGAAAGCGATGTATGATGCGGACTTGATAACGTTTGAAGAGTATCAGGATGAAAAAGCCCGGATTGCAGAGGAACGCGAACAGCAGCGAATAGATACGGCTAAAGCTGCATTAGATGTAGTTGGTCAGGCTACCTCTGCTGCCAGCCAAGTTATTAATGCCCTTCAGGATGCAGAGATTAGTAAAGTTAGCCGTAAATATGACAAGCAAATCAAGGCTGCCAAGAAAGCTGGCAAGGACACTACCAAATTGGAAGAAGAAAAGGAAGAAGCTATCAATCAGGTGAAAAAGAAATATGCGGACAAGCAATTTGCGGCTGCGGTATTACAGGTTACGGCCACTACTGCCGTTACGGCCATGGAAGCATATAAGGCCATGGCAGGAATACCTTTCGTCGGTCCTGCATTGGGGGCTGCTGCGGCTGCGGCAGCGGTAGCCAGTGGTGCTGCGCAGATTGCGGTGGCAAAGCAGCAGCGTGATGAAGCGAAAGGTTTGAAATCAGGCGGTTATTCCGATGAATACGTGGAAGGTTATACCCGCAGCGGGAATCCGGATGATGTGGCAGGTGTGATACCTGTACACAAGAATGAGTTTGTGACAAATCATGAAGGAGTTGCTAATCCGCATGTCCGTCAGTTCCTGGATGTATTTGATATGGCACAGAAGAATGGTACAATCCGTATGTTGAATACTACGCAGATATTGGAACAGGTTCGTACCAAAAGTGGGAAGTACAGTGGTGGCTATAGTGCTGAAGAAACAGGAGTGCCTTCACAGTCATTTTCCGGTCCTGTTTCAGAATTGACGCCTGAGCAACGTTTGCAAATAGTTGTGCTGTTACAGAAGAATAATGAACTGCTGAAGGCTATTCTTGATAAGGAATTGGTGGTAGATCCACGAAAAGTGCGGGATGGTATCAAGAGAGTGGAAATGTTAGAGAGCAATGTGCGCCGGTAATGATGTCCTTTTTCTACGGATGCTAACTTGATACATTTGCAGCATGAATGTTTACGAGGCTATAAATGAAATGAGGGCATGTACTAAACGTGGTGAGTGCTTTTCCTTTTCGTTCATGAGTTACAGCTATGAGCGCAGGAAGAGTAATGGTGTTGTGAGGGTGGAACATGCCCAACTTCGCAAGCAAAGCCGGAAAGAACATAATCGTTTTGCTGATTATATGCTAAACTTCATTGATATGGATACATTGGAGTACGGTATATGTTGGCAACCTCTTCTTCTTGAATTTAACGGTCATGAACTGGAATTGAAATAAGTATGGATAATAAATATGAAAATATAGTTCCATGGAATGGCGCCAATGATACCGGGCGGGATGTTCGCCTGAAATTGGAGCGGAATTTCTCCAGAGTGGCCGCTAATTTCTTTGAACTTGCAGATAAAGATGCGGAACTGGAGGACTGGATTAATGCGATTGTCGAAGAACTGAAGAACTTTTTGCGTAAGGACCGGCCGGATGCAACGGAATATCTTTTGAAGCTGTTTGGTGGTGCTTGGTTCGGCGAGTTCGTAGACAGTATGATTGCCGGCAAGGGTGCAGGGATATTCCCTGATGGCCGGGCACAGGTAGAACGGTTGGAAGTCCGCGGTTCACTGTCAGTGCTTGACTTGATAATAAACCAGATTCAAGGAATGGAATCTGATTACTCCTTCACCGAGATTGGCAAGATAGAATCCGTGGAGGATTTGGGAGAAAACACCTACCGTCTGAGTATCGAGAAACGCACGGACTTCGACTTCATGAAATTCCAGGAGAATGATGTCTGCTTCTCCATCATTAACACACTGCTTACGGGCGGTTCCGACTATTATACAAGCTGGATGCGTATTCTTACCACCAATGCGCAGGAGAACAGCATAACGGTCGTGCTCTATCCGGACAGCGAAGTGCCGGGCGGCACGAACTATCCGCCGTTGGCCGGTTACAACGTAACCCGCAGGGGTAACAGTACGCTGCCTGAAGCAGGCGGCTTCAACGAACGGGCACAGTCGTGGATGATTTCTTCGCGTGAGGGTCGGATTATGTTCTTGTCCAATGTTTATAAACCGATATTGGAGGACTACAACTATGCGCTGACTATCGGAAAACTCCCTAACATCAAGGCACTCGAAAAACTGCCGGTGACAACCGAAGATGTTGGCATCGTTGCACAGACGGTCATTGCCGAGAAATTCTATCAGTTCGACTATAACAGTGATGTCGTTCCCAACAAGGTAGACCGGGGTATCTGGTCGCTGGAAACGGCCCAGAGCGGCGCTCCTTATCGCTTTGTACAGCACGAACTGGCAAAGCCTTCCGGCAGCGAATATACCCTGCTGGAACAGCATACGGTCTACCACCTTGGCTGCAAGTGGGGGTGTCTGAAGGACAAGACAACCGACGAACCGAAATGGAACTCCCCTTCATGGGGACTCCTTGAGGGCGACAGCAGGTATTCGCTCCAGCTCTCCCTTTCAGGCGGGGAGGCATTCGCCATAGGCGGTGTGGATACGGTAATGTCCGGGCGCGTTTTTTATGGTACAATTGACATAACGGATGATGTGATGGCGGACGATGCTACCGAAGTGGAGTGGTTCCGCAACAGTGGCAATGTTCCGGCGGACAACCTCTGGACGCCTGAGTACGTGGATGGCAACAGGCTTGCCATCCATATCGACAACGGGAACCAGCACGGGGTCGGTTCGGATTTCGGTTTTGTCAGCAAGTCCGTGATATTCACCTGCCGGGTGTTCTTTCCGGTAAACGGCAGGTTGGAGGAAGTGGATAAGAATTTAGGATTTGACATCGTATAAGAATTTATAGGTATATGGGATTAAAGAGTAACAAGCAGTGGGGCCGTATTTACGTTGCCCCCCTTTCCCTTCAGGGAGAGATAATAGTATTGTCGGGCAGTCCCGTGCAGACGTATGACAAGGAACTGCGGGAATACAGCCCCGACCGGACCCTGACACCGCTGGTCATCGTACCGAAGGTATCGGCGTTCGATGAGAAGACGGTATTCGGTGAAATGGAACTCACGGGGGTGGAGTGGTTCGAGGGCGCGCCCCGTGACAAGTCGGCCAACCGCATCGTCGAGGGTGAGTATTACAGCATTTCCGACGGCAGCGGCGGTGTGCCCAAATACGCGCTTACCATCCGGAAGAACACGCCGCCGGAGAAGCCGGTGGAGTATTTCGGCATCGCGATATTCACGGACCCTCGTACGAACCGCGAGGTCCGCTGTGAACGGAGCGTGAAGTCCTATGCGCACCTTTATGACAACAAGGCGTATTCGTTGCGCCTGAAGGGTGATTCCGTGATGGTGACCGACCCTCTGCGCCTGGCCGACCGTTCCGGTTATTGGGACAGGGAGATAGAACCGCAGCTCTATACGGGCACTGAACCGGTGGATGATGAACACGCCGCATACTTCTGGGACATTCTTGAAGACGGAGCATACCGCCCGGTTACGCCGGATGACCCCGGCATCGTCTGCCATGATGTGAACGGAGTGTACACCCGCAAGCTGATGTATCAGGCGAAGTATGTAACTGGTGCAAGTTTCCGTTGCCGCGCCTGTGAATATGCGGGCAGCAGACCGCAGGCCCCTACGGACGGGCGGCTGGAAAAGGTTATTGAGGTAAAAACTGAGATGGCAGCTTCCCTCAATTGTGAAATTATCCAGACAAAGGGTTTTACCCTTTCCGATGATATGAAGCAGCCAAGCGCCTATGAAATACGCATCTTCGACAACCGCCGCGAGTACGGTACAGAGTACGATGACCTTTTCCG